AAGGAAAGGTAAACGTAAACGGAAAAGAAATGGAAGTTGCTCTATGGGTAAAGCAAGGTAAAAACGGAAGTTTCTTCTCAGCATCATTCTCTGAGCCTTACGTAGCACCTGAGAGAGCAATAACCGGAGATAGTATTGACGATGACCTACCCTTCTAATATGTACATAGACGATGACGCTTTAAGAAAGCAACTGAATCGAATCCTATTTATTAAAACACGAAACCAAATAGTCCAAGAGATAAAATCAAGAGGACACAAGATGCACCAGTTTCAGTTGAACAACTTTCTAAACGGAAAAGACGTAACCTTATCAACCTTACACAAGATAGATAGATACGTTACACGAGAGATTTACTTAAACAATTTAGAGCCACTTTAATCGGTGGCTTTTTTAATATTCTTGCTTGATTAGAAATTAGTTTTATATTTGTTTAGAATTTAACCAATGGACAAACTACAAAAACTCGGACTAAACCATAAAGAATGGCTACTAATGGCCAAGAAAATGGGCATAGGAGAACTGTCTGAAGACATCGTACAAGAAACATACCTGAGAATCATACGTCTTAACTATATTGACGGAGTGGTAAAAGATGACGGTAGCTTAAACAAGTTTTATATGTGGCTTTCAATCCGAGCAGTTCACGTAGATTACCTAAGGGCAAACCAAATGAACTTAGTATCACTTGACGAGGTCAAAGAAAGCTACGAAGAAACGGACTTACAAAAACACGAGGCTTTAAATAGATTAGACTACAGGATACACAAAGAGATGGAGAGTTGGGCTTGGTATGACTCAATGCTATTCAAGGTCTACAAGGAAGGCAACGCATCAATGCGAAACATAGCGAAGGATTCAGGTATCAGTTTGACATCAATCTACAACACATTAAAGAACTGCAAGCAAAGACTCAAAGAAAGCGTAGGTGAGGACTACGAAGATTACATAAACCAAGATTTTGATTTAATATAACTAAAATGGCAAAAACACGAACACCAAGAAAGAAAGCAGAAGGCTTAGGAGATACAGTAGCAAATGTATTGGAAGCAACTGGCATTGCTAAAGTAGCAAAGTTTGTATTAGGAGAAGACTGCGGATGCGAAGAGCGTAAGAAAAGACTCAATGAGTTACTCCCTTACCGCAAACCTGAATGCCTAACGGAAGACGAATTTAACTACCTTGACGAGTCTCAGGTATTAAGTAAGAATGCTATCAAGCCAAGTGAGCAAGATGCAATCCTAAAAATCTTCAACCGAATATTTAGAAAGAATCAAGAGCCTACCAACTGCGCTACCTGTCTAAAGGAAATCATCAACCAAGTGAACATCGTTTACACGGAGTACAAGAATGACGTACAAGCCTAACCAAACACGGACACCAATGGCAAAAGTAGGAAGACCAAGAAACGTAGAAACACCCGAAGAAATGTACAACCTATTCAAGGAGTACAAGACCTACGTCAAAGACAACCCAAGATACAAGTACACACTCAATCAAAGAACAGGTGATATGGTAGCAGAACCTCTTGAAGTTCCGTTATCACTTGAAGGCTTTGAAGTCTACATCTATCAGAAGAAAGGCTTTTTCATCGAGCAGTATTTTAAGAACATTAACAATGCTTACGAACAATTCTTACCCATCACCACGTACATAAAGCGAGAAATCAGAACCGACCAAATCAACGGCGGCTTAGTAGGTCAGTACAATGCGAACTTAACCGCACGTTTAAACGGACTAACGGAGAAGACTGAAACAACTGTCACGATGGAGATGCCGCTATTCCCTGAAGAAACCAAAGCAATAGACGCTGATGTTCAAACGAACTACCTCAATAAATAAAATCCTATCTCTAAAAAGACGGATAAAAATCATTCAAGGAGGAACATCCGCAGGGAAGACGTTTGGCATCCTCCCAATACTGATAGACAAGTGTACCAAAGAAAAGGGCTTAGAAGTATCCGTAGTAGCTGAGACGATACCTCACTTGCGAAGGGGTGCATTAAAAGACTTCCTGAAAATTATGCGTTGGACTAATCGCTACTTTGACGATAGATTCAACAAGACCTTACTCAGATACGAATTTGCTAACGGCTCATCAATAGAGTTCTTCTCGGCAGACGATGCTTCTAAACTGCGTGGTGCGAGACGTGACATCCTGTACATCAACGAGTGTAACAACGTAACCTTTGAGGCATACAACGAGCTTGCTATCCGTACAAAGCGAGAGGTCTATTTGGACTTTAATCCTGCCAATGAGTTTTGGGTACACAAGGAACTCAAAGACGAACCTGACACGGATTTTATAATCTTAACCTACAAAGACAACGAGGCACTTGACGAGAGTATTGTCACACAAATTGAGAAGAATCGTGACAAAGCAGCAACGAGTTCTTACTGGGCAAATTGGTGGAGAGTCTATGGTCTTGGTGAGGTAGGTAGTCTTGAGGGTGTGGTCTTCAACAATTGGAAGGAGATTGACACGATACCAAAAGAGGCAAAGCTGATAGGCATCGGACTTGACTTTGGTTACACGAATGACCCGACGGCAGCAATTGAGATTTACAATTATAACGGAACACGGATAGTAAACGAACTTGTTTACCGCACAGGTATGGTCAACTCCGACATCGCCAAGATACTTCCGTCAAGCGTTGTTATTTACGCAGATAGCTCAGAGCCTAAATCAATCGAAGAAATCAGACGTCAAGGCAAGACGATTAAAGGAGTGACAAAAGGTGCTGACTCAATCAACTATGGTATAGACGTAATGCAAAGGCAAGATTACTTAGTAACCAAGCAAAGCACGAATCTCATCAAAGAACTCCGCTCATATTGTTGGGATACTGACAAGCAAGGTCAGCGAATGAGAAGACCGATAGACCATTACAATCACGCTATTGATGCGCTGAGATACCACGAGATGGAAGCACTCGGACTAAAATCTAATTATGGACAATACGCAATCCGATGAGCTGCCTAAAATGAAGCGGGTAGTTGAGCAATACATAAAAGATAAAACAGGTAAGCGAGTCAACATCGTGTTCAACGATATGTTCAACGTGCGAAGACACTCTCAAATGTTGGCAGAGGCTTATGCTTACGTACTACAAAAACAAGAAAATAACGTCTAATAAATATGGAAGTACAAATAAACGTACCATCAACACTCAAAGAAATACCTCTAAAGCACTATCAAGACTTTTTGAGGGTGCAGCGTGACTCTACTGACGAAGAGTTCATAGCGCAAAAGATGGTAGAGATTTTCTGCGGCATTAAATTAGCAGATGTTGCGAAGATTAAACTGACTTCCTTAAATGAACTGATAGCGCATTTTACTGCACTTTTTAACACGAGTCCTAAATTTCAACCTACATTCAAGATTGGGGATATTGAGTTTGGATTTATTCCTGAACTTGAGGAGATTACTTTTGGTGAGTATGTGGATTTGGATTCTCACTTGCAGAGTTGGGATAACTTCCATAAGGCAATGGCAGTTTTGTACCGACCTATCAAAACACGAAAGGGAGAGAAGTACGACATCAAAGACTACGACCCGAATCCCGATATGCAGGAACTGATGAGGTTTGCTCCGTTAGATATTTGCATTGCTGCCTCGCTTTTTTTTTGGACTTTAGAAAGCGAATTGCTACAGGCTACCCTGAACTATTTGGAGACGGAGATAACGAAGGAGAAGAACCTGTCGCAGACTTTAGCGAAACAACTCAATTTTCGAAACGATGGGGATGGTATCAGTCACTTTATGCAATCGCTAAAGGAGACATCACAAAGTTTGACGAAATTACGAAGTCAAGACTTACTCGGTGTCTCACCTATCTCACCTTCGAGAAGCAAAAAAACGAAATCGAACAAAGACAACTTGAAAGACAATTAAGACGATGAAAGGATTTTACGACATAACGAACAAACTACGCACACACTTCACCGCTGACCCTATTGTCAACACGGTAACCGAGGGTGATATATTCGAGGTAGACTTAAACAAGCAAACTATCTTTCCACTGGTACACGTGATGATTAACAACGCATCATTTGAAACCAACGTCGTGCGCTTTAACGTCTCATTGATAGCGATGGACATCGTTGATGTAAGCAAGCAGGCAACTACTGACATATTCAGAGGAAACACGAACGAGCAAGACGTCCTAAATACCCAACTTGAGGTTTTAAACCGAGCTTATGCTTTGATGCTTCACGGCAATTTGTGGGATGACAAGTTTGTCATTGACGGCAATCCTAACTGTGAGCCATTCGTTGAGAGATTTGAGAACAACCTTGCGGGGTGGACGATGACTTTTGATGTGCTTATCCCTAACGAGGTAACAATCTGCTGATGGAACAAAGCGAGGTAAAGAAATCTTTAGAGCGTTTCCGTAACCACGTTGTTAGCGTTTCTAAACGCAATCTAACCAACAACCGAAAGAACGTATCCAAGAGCTTATACAACTCCATCAAAGGCGATGTAAAGGCGATGCCTAACTCTATCTCCGTTCAATTCTCAATGCAAGACTACGGAGCGTATCAAGACTTGGGTGTCAAGGGTAAGAAAAGTTCAAGTAAAGCACCGAGGTCACCTTTCAAGTTTGGCTCAGGTACTGGTCAAGAAGGAGGACTTACCAAAGGGATATTCAAATGGGTAAAGCAAAGAAAGATTCAATTCAAGGATAGGAAGTCAGGTAGATTCTTGAGCTATGAATCAACTGCGCTTCTGATTACTCGTGGCATTTATAACAAGGGTATGAAACCGAGTATGTTTTTTACACGTCCATTCGAAGCAGCTTACCGCAATTTACCCGACGAACTCGTAGAGTCTTTTGGCTTGGATGCTGAAAAACTATTCAATCAACAAATTGATAATATACTTAAATAATGGCTAACATAAACGCAAGGAGTCCATACATCGTAACGATAAACGAGGCTTCACAAATAGAGACCAAATTAGAAATCTTCCTTTGGAACGGAACAGGCTCAATGCCTGCATCGCCTTCACACACGCTTTCTAAGCTCATTCCGTCCTCTAATAACCCTGCAACATACTACGACGTATCTCCATTCATTAGAGAGTATATTTCACACGCTGCACTTCAGACCATCACAACCACGATTACCGCAACACCGAGTGCGCAATGGTGCAACGTAGGCTTAAAATTGTACAAGAAAATCAGCACGTCATTTATTCAGGTAGGCTCAACACAAACTCACTTTGGTTTGGATGGATACGGATTCTATTTGGATGGCTCGAATCCTGCTTTGGGTAACTACCTTTTGAGTTCTTCGACATACACTTACAACTACGATTTATCAGGCGAATACGGATGGCTCACGCTATACACTGGCAGCGGCAACTCGGTCAAATACACGAACCTATCAACAGGCGCAACTCAAACTACAGGATTGACAAATAACGTGTGGCGAGACGTGCCGAGAGTTTACTCTTCATATGCAGCAGTTGGCAACAAGTTAGAAATCATCACAGGAGCAGGAGCAGTTTTGTATACGGCTACATTTGTACCGAAAGAAGAGTGCAAGTACACACCTGTTCAAATTGACTTTGTTAATAAGTTCGGAGCGTGGCAGCGTGAGTGGTTTTTCAAAGCAAGTTACAACGGCTTGAGTGTTGAAAACACGGAGTATAATCTGATGCCTAACACATACCCTGCGTATGACCTCAAAGAAGGGCAGAGAAAAGTCTTTAATGCTAACGGAAAGGAAACCATCCGAGTGAATACCGATTGGGTATCTGAGAGCTTCAACGAAGTCATTAAGCAAATAATGTTGAGCGAAAGAATATTGATTGACAAGAAGGCTGCCAAGCTAAACACGAAATCAGTAGACCTCAAGAAATCTATCAACTCAAGTTTAATCAGCTACGAGATGGAGTTTGAATACGCATTTGACACAATCAATTCAGTAGTGTAATGAACAGGAGCATCCAAATTTACATCGAAGGTCAGCGCATTGAGTTATTCAACGACGAGAACATCAGCGTAACATCGTCAATTCAGAACGTCCAAGACTTATCCAAAACTTACACGGACTTCTCACAAGGATTCACCGTACCTGCAAGCTCGCATAACAACGCAATCTTTGAACACTGGTATCAATCAGATGTCAACGCTACTACTGACCCGAACCTACGCAAAGACGGATTCATAGAGATAGATTTAGCTACGTTTAGAAAGGGCAAGATACAATTAGACGGCGCAGTAATCACCAACGGCAAACCATCAGCTTATAAGATAACTTTCTACGGAGAAGGAGTAACGCTCAAAGATTTGTTCGGAGAAGATTTACTTTCGGATTTAGACTATACGGCATATTCTCACAATTTTACTTCTGCTGAAGTTAAAGCAAGAATTGAAAACTCTACTAACACCTATGATGTAAAATATCCGCTCATCACTTCTAATCGCATTTGGGAGTATCAGAGTACACCTGTAAACGTACCTTTTCCGAATTGGCTTGTCAACGTCTTAACGCAAAACGATATTCACGTCAATTCAGGTGCGATAACAAAAGACGAACTATTCCCTGCGTTGAGAGTAACAAAGATTCTTGAGTCTATTGAGGCAAAATACGGAATAACATTCAACGGCACGTTCTTAACGGATGACCGCTTTACAAAATTGTTCTTATGGTTTAAGGGCAAGGAGACGCTTGTCAAAACTTCTTACGGATATAGCTTAACATCAAGTTCAGTAGTGCCAACGTTCACAAACTACGACCTCACTTCGACTTACACATCAGCTACAAATACAATTCACGTTCAAGAGATTGCAGGGGTGTTTTTGCACAACCTAAAATACAACGTAACATCTGCTTCTACATCGGCTCAATATTACATTGATGTTTATCAGAACGGAAACTTATTTAACACAATCACAGGCTCAGGTACTGGCACTTATATTCTTGACACGATACCTCAAGCGATTGGCTTGGACGTCTTATACACGATTAAAATACGAACGGAAGGCGCTAACACAATAGCATCAAATTTGCGGTACGAGGTGAGCTATTTAAACTCAACTTTTACAGGAGTTTTAATTGACTATCTCACGGTTACTTATTCGTCTTTGGCTATGACTTTGGAGATAGACCTTTCTGCCAACGCTCCTGCAATGAAGGTAGCTGATTTCCTAAAGGGGATAATGTTAATGTTCAATATGACCATTTACTCAATCAAGGATGGTGAGTATTGGCTTGAGCCGTTAGACGATTGGTATTCTAAAGGCGCAGTTGTGGATATCTCTCAATACACGGATGTAACTTCTATTGAGATGGAGAGAATGCCGCTCTACAAAAAGATTCAATTCAAGTTTCAAGATTCCGAGTGCTTCCTTAACAAGAACTTCTCGCAGACCTACAACCGAAACTACGGAGATACTACATACCAGTACAACTACGACGGCGGTGAGTTCACTATCGAAGTACCTTTCGAGAACTTACTCCAAACTAAGTACAACGGCACGCAAGACCTGCAACTCGGCTACTCGCTTAATGGTGAGTTTAGTCCGTATGTACCTAAGCCTGTTTTATTGTATCAGTACGACAACCAAACCACGGATATCAAATTTGCAAATGATGGCGGTGGACATTCTACGATTATAGACTACACGCCATTCGGTCAAGATTTGTCATTCAATAGCTCGGACATTACGCTGAACTTTGCGCCTGAAACATCAACGCTATTAAACACACCCGTACAAAACACGCAGTTCAGTCAATACTATTTCAGCTACTTGTACAACCTTTATAATTTGAAGCAGCGATTGGTCAACGTAAAGACGAATTTACCTACAAGCCTAATCACCAATTTACAACTCAACGACAGGCTAATCATCCGAGATAAGAGATACATCATAAACGAAATGAAATCTAACCTCAACACAGGTGACGTAGACTTTCAGTTGATAATGGATTTTAGACCTATCAAAAACTCAACGATTCCTATTCCGAAAATAGCAACGGCAGGCGGTGATGTTAACTATCCTGTGAACTTACCAAACGGAGCTTATCAAGCGGATTTATCTTGCGAAAACTCTGACGTAACTTTCTCAGTTAATCCTGTGGAAAGCTCGCAGATTATTCAAATCGGAATTCCTGCGGGAACTACCGGAACGGTATACACTATTCGCATCACCTACGCAAACACGGACGGAACATCTACTGACGAATTTTTTAATATATTCCAATGATACAAAGGATAATCACAATGCTCAAGATAGATGACTTCTACGGAAACACGGAAGCCATTGACATAGCCAAAGGAAAATACAAACTGCACACGTCTTTGAAGAAAGCAATTAAACAACTTAAACGAAATACAAATGGCTGAAACAAGGAAAATCAAAATTGACGTAGATACGAACGCAGATGAAGCTGCAAAAGACTTTGGCAAATTAGCCGACAACATTGAGGACTCAACCGATAGGGTAAAGGAGTTAAATGATGCCGTCAAAAAGACGGACAAGGCTGCCGATGGTGCTACAGGTGGATTCAAGAAAGTAAGCGCAGCAGCGAAAGGAATAGGCACGGCTTTAAAAGCTTCAGGTATTGGTTTAATTGTCGGAGCATTAGCAGGACTTAAAGGCGCATTTGAAAGCAACTCGGAAACTGCACGAGGTTTCTCCGTAGTAATGGAGACCTTATCAATCCTATTCAATCAAACGGTAGGAGCAATCAGCAAAGCGGTCAAGGCAGCGTATGAAGCTACAGGAGGATTCAATGCGTTGGGCAAAGTAATGGGTGGATTGTTAAACCTTGTATTAACTCCGTTCAAAGCTGCTTTCTTTGGTATGAAATTAGGGCTGCAAGAGATGCAGTTGGCTTGGGAAAAATCTTTCTTTGGAGATAAAGACCCTGAGACAATTAAGGAACTTCGCAAGAATATCAAGCAAACTCAAAAGGACTTAAAAGAAGTAGGCGAGGACGCTATTCAATCAGGCAAGGATATCTATGATAACTTTGGCGAAGCCGTCGGAGAGGTAGTTACTTTGGGTGTGAAAGGAGTTGAGCAGATAAGCAAGATTTCAGTAACTGCCGCTTATGAGCAGGCAGGTGCATTAGTAGACGCAAGAAACGCAGCAGCACTCGCAGCAGCGCAGCAAGGTAAACTCGTAGAGCAATACGACAGGCAAGCGGAGAAGTTACGTCAAGTGAGAGATGAGGAGCGTAATTCAATAGGTGAGCGAATGAAGGCTAACGAGGATTTAAAGAAAGTCCTTGATGACCAAGAAAAGGCAATGCTTGCCCAAGCAGATGCTCAGATTACCGCTGCAAGATTAGAAGCAGAAAAGAACAAAAACACGGAGACCGCAGTTGCATTAATTGAAGCTCAAGCAAACCGAGTAGGTGTACTGGCACAAATTGAAGGCTTACGCTCTGAACAATTAGCAAACGACCTTGCGTTACAACGTGAGGCTGATGAGTTAGTTAAAGCTCGTACTGAATCAGAAGTAACGTTAGCCATTGAAAGAGAAAAGGCAACCAATGATTTTATAAAAGACGAAGAGAAAAAACTTCAAGCGCAAATTGATACTGCCAACAAGGAGCGTGAATTGCAGTTAGCACGTCTTCAGGAACAAATTAACATATACGCAGAAGGAACGCAAGCACGTTTGGACGCAGAGATTGCTTACAATGAGCAGAAGCAGGCGTTAGATATTCAAATTTTGCAGTATGAAGACCAACTCGCAACTAAAAGATTAGAAAACGAAAAAACTGCTGCCGAGAAAAAAATTGAAATTGCCAAAGCATTAGCCGAATCTGAAAAGGCTATAAGAGATGCTGACTTTGCTAATATAGAAGCAGGCATCAATTTGGTTGCTAATCTCTTTGAAGGAAATAAAAAAGTGCAGGCTGCGGCATTGATTGCGCAAAACGCAGTAGGTATTGCAAAACTCTTAATTGAAACCAACGCATCAAACGTAGCCGCAAGGGCATCAGGTACTGCACTGGCAATCCCAACAGGTGGAGCATCAGTAGCTGCAGCAGAAGCATTAGTTTTAAGAAATAATATCGGAGCAGGCATATCTATTGCATCAATGGTTGCGGCTACTGCCAAAGGTTTGTCAGCATTGAAAGTTGGCGGCAATCCAAGTGGAGGAACTCCTCCAACAGGTGGCGGCGGTGGTGGCGCACAAGCACCAAACTTCAACGTCGTAGGCAATTCAGGCATGAACCAACTCGCACAAATCCAACAAACACCAATGCAAGCTTATGTAGTTTCCGGAGAGGTAACATCAGCTCAGGCACTTGACCGCAACCGAATTAAAAACGCAACATTGTAACAATTTAACGTCTAAAAAGTATGCAAGTAATCGAACTAATTATTGACGAAAAAGACTCACAAAGCGGAATTGATGCCGTTAGTGTAGTCGAATCTCCTGCCATTGAGGAGAACTTTATTGCCCTATCCAAACACGAAGTAGAACTCAAAGAAGTTGACAAAGAGAAGCGCATCTTAATGGGTGCTGCTTTGATTCCTAACAAGAAAATCTATCGTGTAAACGCAAAGAAAGAGGAGTATTACATCTACTTTTCTGAGGACACCGTGCGTCAAGCTATGGAGTTGTTCTTCAAAAACGGCAACCAATCCAACGCAACCTACGAACACAAAGACGCAGTCAAAGGAATGACCGTGGTAGAATCTTGGTTGATTGAGGATAGCGAAAAAGACAAATCTAAGTTATACGGATTCAGCTTACCAAAAGGTACGTGGATGATTTCTATGAAAGTTGACAATGATGAGGTATGGCAAGACGTGAAAGACGGAAAAGTCAAAGGCTTCTCAATTGAGGGATACTTCGCTGACAAGTTAGAAATGTCTTTAGAGCAACAACGAAAAAACGAAACAATAAATAAACTTAAAGAATTACTACAATGAACAATATCTTAAACAAAATCGCTCAGATGGAGCGTAACGCAGAAGAGATTAAGTTAGCTTCTCATAAAGTAGAATTATCGTTAATTGATGATGTCATCAGTTTGCAGAAAATGGTAAAAGAAAGAATATCTCTTATTGATAAAGCAACTAATGAAATTAATAAAACTATTGCTCTAAAAGATAAATTAATATCTGAAGCAAAAACAACTTTAAATGTATTGAATACAAATACTAATGAAGTTAATTTACTTATAAAACAAATAACGCAATCAGAAGTTAACTTAACCAAAGTTGCTCGTGAATTAAATTTGAATGTAAGAGAAATACCTGAAATGAAAATGTTGTTAGATTTAAAAACTGAAATGGCTAATAAGTATAAAAATGAATTAGCAGGCAAGCAAAATCTATTAGAAGGCATCATTAAATAATAACTTACAATTTATGAAAGACAAGTTTAAAACACCAAGCAAGTCAAGTCCAAGAGCAGGTAGCAAAAGAGGCTGCCTATGTGAAAACGGAACATACTCCGTAAAGTGCTGCGATGGTAGTTTACAAGCTCAGGGAATAGGCAAGACACAAACAGTAGTCCTTTCGTAAAAATAAAACAAATATAAATTAAAACGTCTAATTAGTATGAATACACTAAAATCAGTTTACAATCGTTTGTTCGCAGAGGACAAGGTAGAATTAGGAAAACACGAAGTAGAATTAACTTTAGTTGCTGACCTTAAAAAAGCATTAAGTGAATTTAATAAGGTTAGTGATTTAGATGACACATTGCGCACAAAGTATACTCAACTTAAGCAAGATGCAAAGAACATTGTAACTCAATGCGAAAACTCAAAAAAAGTGTTTTTATCAATTATGTCAAAATTTGAAGCAAGTGCTAAAGATTTAGGTATTAATGTTGACTCTTCTATTGAATATGGCATTGCTAAAGAAAATGTAAATATAGCAGATGCGATAATCAAAAACATAAACACATTGAATTTAAACAAGTAAACAAATGAACGAAAAATCAATCTTAAACAAAGTCCGCACACTTTTAGGTTTAGAAGTGAAGTTGGAAACTATGATGCTTTCAGACGGAGTATCTACACTTGAAGCAGATGTATTCGAAGCAGGTCAACCAGTATTTATCCTAACTGAAGACGAACAACGCATCCCACTTCCAATCGGAGAGTATGAGTTAGAGGATATGCGTATCCTTGTAGTTATCGAAGAAGGTGTTATCGCTGATGTTCGTGAAGCTGCTGAGCCTGAAGTTGAAGTAGAAGTCGAAGCACCTGAAGCTGAAGCTCCAATGGTAGAAGAAGAAGTAGTTGCATCTACTGAGACTGCACCACAAGCAAAAAAAATCATTGAGTCCATCGTTAAAGAATCTTTCTTCAGCGAAATGGAAGCACTTAAAAAGGAAAACGAAGAATTGAAAGCGAAACTTTCAGCACAAACTACTGAAGTTGCAGAAGAAGTTGCACCTGTAGAATTGAGCGAAGAGCCTAAGCCAATCTCTTTCAATCCTGAAAACGCAAAACCATTGGAGATGCACAAGTTCGCTAAGAGCCGCACCAAAACTACAATGGATATTATTCTTGAAAAATTAAACAAATAAAACTTTAATAAAATGCCAAATCCAGTTACTACAGGTACTACATATGCAGGCGAGTTTGCAGGTAAGTACATCGCTGCTGCTCTTTTGAGCGCACCTACCCTTGAGCAAGGTGGTTTAACAATTCACCCTAATGTCAAATACAAGCAGGTAATTCAAAAATTCGCTACGGATTCGTTGGTGAAGGATGCTTCTTGCGAATTCAGCGCAAGCGGTACAGTTACCCTTACTGAGCGTGTTCTCAATCCTGAGGAGTTCCAAGTTAACGTACTTCTTTGTAAAAAAGACCTTCACTCTACTTGGCAAGCTGCTGAGATGGGTTACTCTGCATTCGATGTTCTTCCTAAATCTTTCGAAGATTATCTAATCGCTTACGTTTCTGCCAATGTTGCTTCTTCTATGGAGACAACTATTTGGACAGGTGTTAACAATACTGCAGGTCAGTTCGCAGGTATTATGACTCAATTGACTACTGATGCAGCTCTTCCTGCTGCTCAAGAAGTTGCGGGTACTACTGTTACTGCTGCTAACGTTATCGCTGAGTTGGGTAAAATCGTTGACGCTATCCCTGCTCGTATGTACGGACAAGCTGACTTGAAATTGTACCTTTCTCAAAACATCGTTAAAGCATACATCCGTGCTTTAGGTGGTTTCGGTGCTTCAGGTCTTGGTGCTAATGGTACTAACAACTTGGGAACACAATGGTACACTAACGGCTCTTTGAGCTTCGATGGTCTTCCAATCTTTATGGCTAACGGTCTTGCTGCTAACACAGGTATCGCTTCAACTACTTCTAACCTTCACTTTGCTACTGGCTTGATGAACGATATGAACGTTGTTAAAGTTATTGACACCGCAGACATCTTAGGTGATGAGAACGTTCGTGTAGTTATGCGTTTCACCGCAGATGCTAAATACGGCTTTGCTGAAGACATCGTTACTTACGGTATCACAAACTCTGCTAACTAATCTTAGCTGAACTTAAATAATCGGGGAGGGGTTTTCGCTCCTCCCTTTTTTATAACCTATTAAAATTCAGAAAAATGTGCGACTTAGCAAATGGACGATTGGAAGTATGTAAAGATGCCGTAGGAGGCATTGATGCAGTTTACTTCGTTAACTTTAATGATTACACCTCTATCACTTATGATAGTGTCAATGTTGACGTTATCGACTCGGTAGCAGGTGTATCATCACTCTACAAATACGAACTTAAAGGAACAAACTCTTTTGAGCAAGTATACAACTCAAGCCGTGAGAACGGAACAACTTTCGCAGAGCAAACATTAACAATGACTTTGAAAAAGCAAGATGCTACAACTCATAAGTCAGTTAAATTACTTGCTTACGGACGTCCTCACATTATTGTTCGTAACCGCAACAACCAATTCTTTTTTGCAGGTCTACAACACGGAATGGAATTGACTACTGCCGCTGCTTCAAATGGTACTGCAATGGGTGACCTTAACGGATATACCTTGACGTTCCAAGGGACTGAGAAGCTCTACGCTAATCTAATTGATGTCAATTCAGAAGCTACTTTAATTACTGCATTCGGTACGGCTACTATCGTAACTGCATAATCGTTTTCTTCATAGCGTGTGAGAAGGGTGGCTTTGGCTGCCCTTTTTGCTTTTAAAACAATTCGTGTTAATTTACGTCTTTAGAATATGATTGTACTTACAACATCTACATCAGCTCAGACGCTCTCGTTTATTCCGAGGGATACACCTACTTCAATGGTGCTTACTGATGACCAAACAAACACACCAGTAACCGTATCTATCACATCTCAAACAAGCGGCGATTACGTCAACACAATCACCGCATCATTTGCACTTAAAGAAGGACATTTCTACGATTTGGTTTTGTACAAGAACACGGACATTGTTTACAAGGATAGAATCTTTTGTACTGACCAAAACATCGTAACATTCTCCGTAAACAACGGAGATTACACATCTAACACCACATCAAATACGTTCATAGTTTATGAGTAACAACGTACACGTTTTAAACCTATCCGCTTACACTACTCCTGTTATTCAAGAGAGCAAGCGTGACGCTTGGGTAGATTATGGGGAGGACAACCAATATTATAGCTTCCTTCTTGACAGGTATACAAATTCAACAACGAATTCTGCAATCATTAATAACATCTCACGTTTGATTTACGGACGTGGATTGTCTGCAACGGATGCCAACCGCAAGCCTAATGAGTATGCTCAAGCGATGGCTCTTTTCAATAAGGATTGTTTGCGCAAGATTGCGATTGATAGAAAGATGCTCGGTCAGTTTGCCATTCAGGTACACTACAACGATAAACACGATAGAATTCTCAAGGCTTATCACATACCAGTAAACTTATTGCGTGCAGAGAAGTGCAATAAAGATGGAGAAATCGAAGCCTACTACTACTCGGACGATTGGACTGATGTAAAGAAATACCCGCCTACAAGAATTCCTGCATACGGATTCTCTAAAGACAAAGTTGAGATTCTATTCGCAAAGCCTTACGCAGTCGGGATGAAGTACTATTCCTACGTTGACTACCAAGGGGCGCTTCCATATGCACTATTGGAAGAGGAAGTAGCTGATTATTTAATCAACGAAGTTCAGAACGGCTTTTCAGGCACGAAGGTGGTCAACTTTAACAATGGTACACCGACTGAAGAGCAGCAATCTATTATCTCAAATAAGGTATTAAGCAAGCTCACAGGCTCACGAGGTCAAAAAGTCATTGTTGCGTTCAATGATAATATGGATACACGAACTACCGTAGATGACATTCCTTTAAATGACGCACCTGAACACTACACCTATCTATCTGAGGAGTGTATGCGTAAGATTATGCTCGGTCACAACGTCACGTCACCTCTTCTTTTTGGTATTGCAGGCGCAAACGGATTCAGTTCTAACGCTGATGAATTGCAAAACTCGTTTATCTTGTTTAACAATATGGTGATTAAGCCGCTTCAGGACGAAATACTTGAAGCCTTAGACACTATCTTATCATTTAACGGCATATCCCTTAACTTATTCTTTAAGACGCTTAAACCGCTTGAATTTACGGATTTAGAAAATGCTCAAAACCAAGAGCAAGTAGCTGAGGAAACTGGCACGGAACTAAGCAAACACGAACCTCTTGATAACGAAATAGCAGATGCACTTATTGAGTGCGGAGAAATGCCTGACGAAAAGTGGATATTAATTGATGAGTTTGAGGTTGACCTTGAGCAGGAAGATTCTATAGATGCAGAAATTGAAATGGCAAGCAATCGTAAACCATCTCTTTTATCTCAGGTTTACAACTTTGTAAGCACAGGAACTGCAAATCCTAAAGCAAAGTCCGAGCAAGATAAAGTTATTGACGGATTTAAATTCATTACTCGCTACGTTTATTCAGGTGACACATCTGCCAAATCTCGTGAGTTCTGCAAGAAGATGACTGCTGCAAATAAGGTTTATCGCAAAGAAGACATTGTAAGAATGAGCAATCAACCTGTTAATGCAGGATGGGGTGCTAAAGGAGCTTCTACATACGACATTTTTAAATTTAAAGGTGGAGGCAACTGCCATCACAAATGGTTGCGTAGAACCTATGTATCATTTGAGCAAGGTATGGGAATTGACCCTACAAATCCAAACGCTAAAACTATCAGCACTAACAAAGCAGAGAAGGCAGGATATCGTGTTAGAAATCCACAAGAAGTATTTGTGCGTCCTGTTGATATGCCTTACAACGGCTTTTTACCTACTAACCCTATTTACGGAAAGAAATAATGGCAACTGCACTACTCATAACACGAGACGATTTAGTTCGTTTTACTGCGGTAAATGGCAACGTGGACACGGACAAGTTTATTCAGTTTATCAAAATTGCTCAGGACATACACATTCAGAATTATCTTGGGTCTAAACTTCTTCAGAAAATCCAAACGGATATTATCGCAGGAACGCTTACTGGCAACTACGAAACTTTGGTAGAGACATACGTCAAGCCTATGCTGATACATTGGGCAATGGTTGAGTATCTTCCTTTTGCTGCTTACACAATTGCAAACAAAGGAGTTTACAAGCACTCATCCGAGAACTCTGACAACGTAGAGAAAAACGAAGTAGATTTCTTAATTGAAAAAGAGCGTCAGATTGCTCAGCACTACACGGAGAGATTTATTGATTACATCTGCTTCAGAAACGACTTATTCCCTGAGTACAACAATAACTCAAATGGGGATATGTATCCTGATACTGCAAATAACTATACAGGTTGGTACATATGAGAACACGAACTAAGGTAGGAACTTATAAACCAAAAGAGGAGAACATTGAGAAGCTCAGAGTTTTCTTAACTAAATTAAACAAAGATGGCAAATAGCAACGGATGGGGAGATGGCGCAGCAAACAACGCAATTGGTTGGGGGCAAGGCGCAGTCAATAACTTGATATCTTGGGGATATTCTCACTTTGTATCTTGGGCAGGATTGACTGACATCGTAGGTTCTCCTGTACCTTCATTAATTTCAAACTTCCAAACGAGAGTAGCAAATGATGGGGGTGCTTTTGAGGCATCTTCGTGTTTAACTACGACTCTTAACAACCTTAAAAATATCGCTTAATGAGCCTACTTGACGACGCATCTTTATTAGTAACACCCAACGCAGAGAAAGCGGGTAAGCTATATTCGATTATTCCTACCAATGGAAACGGGGATTTTTCCGTAACTCGTGCGACTACTGCAACACGAACTAACGCAAGCGGACTGATTGAAAGCACACCAATCAACGAGCCTCGCCTTGACTACTCACTTGGCAGCTGCCCTAACATCTTGCTTGAGCCGCAGAGGACTAACCTTGCGTTGAGAAGCGAGGAGTTTGATAATGCTTCGTGGATAGTAAATGCCACAACTATTTCAGCTAACTCAACTACTTCACCAAGTGGATTGAATAACGCAGATACACTAACGGCAGATGGTACTTCGTCAAATCATAGAATCTCTCAAAACATAAGTATTTCAGCAACTACTTATAGTTATAGTATTTACGCTAAAAAAAATACGAATAATTTTATCCAAATCAATACAGGTAATTCATTTGGGGGTATGTGGGCAAATTTTGATATAAACAATGGTGTGGTTGGAACGTTAGGGACTACAACAGGAACTACTCCAACTTCAAGTATTACAAATGTTGGAAATGGTTGGTATCGCTGCAATATAACTTTTACATCAACTGCATCTGGCAATTCAGGAACTATTGTTTGTTCAATTGTAACATCTGCAAGTGCTGCAAGAGCAGAAACAAACACCCTATCAACCTCCGTCTTTCTATGGGGCGCACAACTCGAAGCGGGCGCTTACGCAACAAGTTACATCCCGACAAGCTCGGCATCAGTGACAAGGAATGCTGACGTAATCAGTAGAGGCAACATCTTCACCAATGGGCTGATTACTGCAAGCGGGGGTACTTGGTTTATTGATTTGAGGGGAAATGTAAGTGTTACGAGAGATACTTCAGCGGGCGGAATATTTTTAAATACAGGGTTAAATTCTCAATCTGGAGAAGGATTTACATTAAGAAATATTGTTGGCGGTAGGTATTCAATAAATAAATTAGTAGCTTCAAGTAATACAACTTTATACACGTTAACAACCGACGCGTCAAAAATTGCTATCAAATGGAACGGCACAACGGCTGACGTTTTTGTTAATGGAGTTAAGGTTGTGGCTGCTACTTCATTTACTTCCACAAGTATGCA